CCCCTTCGGATTTGTAACTGATAGCGGTCGCTTGCATCTTGCAATGATGCGCGACAGGTGCTCTATATGAATATCTAACCTTCGAAAACTCTATTCCGGAGAATAACAAGTCAACTACCAACAGGTAGTACGATCTGTATTCTCTAAGAGACAAAAATTCCGGTTACGAAATTCAGAACTGATCCCAAAGGGATACTACCTGTCACCACCCAGAGGCGGCCACCCCGGTTGCAGGGTGTATATGTAGGAAACAAGCCTGTTTACCTACTGTAAAATAGCTTTATACCTGGTTAATGATAAAGGAATCGTCCTCTTATTTTAAAACCATAACATCCCTTACCGAATAAGGGAATAAGTTTGCACAAAGAATGATGGTGCATTGACATACCAAGTGAGATTGAAATCCTCACCAGTAGCGACATATTGGAAAATTTCCAAGTCGCCATCTGCTTGTCGATTACCATCATAAATATCAAGATGATGCGTCTGATCAGGATACTGTTCCGCAGTAACAATATTTGAAGCGTCTTCGAACTTCTTATCGCTATAATAAGGAAGTTCAACTTCAATTGCGGGATGTTGACGGGAAGTAAAAGCACTTCCATTGTGTCCTGTCTCTTGCACCTCTGCATGTGCAGCATGCTTGTTTGCTGTTGCTGAGTCTAGTATAGATTCGGCGGAACCAAACGTTGGTAAGTGCCCAGTTTGCCCACGAGATACTATCATGGCTGTCGGTGTGGTATTGCTGTAATACCCAAGCATGTATTTATAGCGGATTCCTCCTCTTCGCGCAGCGTACGCAGGAGTAATCCAATTGAGCAATGTTCTACCAGCTATGTTATAATTCACTGCATTCAGCCCGAATGGACGAGCTTGCTGATACATACCTTGTGTTTGGGCACGTCCATTATACATAGGAAAATTAGGTAAATTCAATCGATATCTGACCGATCTACCAATATTGGTATCAGTATGATTTCTTGCGAAAACATTACTCAAATTGTAGCGTTTAAACATATCACGGAAAGAATCAAAAGTTTCGCCGTGATATACCAAAGACAAAGCATCAGATTTACTGGATTCTCCGATGGGTTCTAACATTTCTGAACCATCGTGACCAGGTTTAGATGCCTGAGCAGCTTTAGTATTATTTAATATGCCACTTTGTGATACGGCATTGTCGATAATACCGCTTTGTGACCAAGGTCCGTTCGCTTCAGTTGTGGTATGTGTAAAGCTACCACCAAATGCTGTCCTTTTAATCATAAAATCGTCTGGAACAGCTACTTCATAATCTTCAGCCCCACTAATGAAAGTGAGGATGCGAACACTATTTGTCAAATCTTCGTCTGGACCAGTAAGTTCATTAAGAACATAAATACGCAATTGTCCATTTGAATTTTCAGATTGGTCAATAGGGAGGGACGCAAACTGACCGATACCTTGGTCCGTTGGTGCGGAAGGTACTTTCGCCCATGACTTCTGTTGAAACCAGTGAATTGGTAAAGTGAAGTCTTTAGTTTCCTCCAAATCGATGACACGAGAAAAAGTAGTATTTGTATCAGGAATTGTAGTACCGACAAATCCTCTAGGGTCATAAACTAACAAAAGTCTGCCCCTGTGGAGATCACTACAATTAATTTGGAAACGATAATTGATACCACCACGCCAATATTTGAACGGAAATGTAGCATGAGCTAAGGGGGTCTGTACCCATTCAATTCCATAATCGGCAGTCCCGTCATTACGTTGTTGACAATGACATGGATTCACATTGATAGTTCCAATTAAGGAATTCTCATTTGTAGTGGCACTCCAAGTAAAGTATGTCAATAAACTCGACTTGGAAGTAATTGCTTTGATTGACATTTCATCATCTAAACGTGCTCCAGTCACATTATGATCTAC